ATACCCTTTTATTGATTTCCAAATTTCCATTTTAAACACTCCTTTATAAATTGTCTTTTCTTTTTTATAAAAGAAATGTTTAAAAACTTAAAAAAAAATAGGCAAGCGTTTTTATTTGCTTGCCTTATTCTATTCTTATTCAATTTTAATTAGCGGGAGAATTAAGGTTCAGAGGGTTCATTTTCTTCATCTTCTTCCTCATTCTCCGTGTTCAGTTAATTAAGTGGTAATGATTGATTCCAATCAGCAGGTTTGTCAGGAAGTGTTGTATAAGTTCCAAAAGTAGGTTTACCACTTGACTGAATTTCCCATTCAAGTTTATCTACTGCTGTAGATTCTCCGCCGAGTCCTGTGATATTTACAACACCAATCACTTCTACTTTCTTTTTTGACGTGCCAGGGAAGTAAATAGTAAGTTTACCCATAGCATCAAGACCAACTTTATCTATCATTCCATAAACTGTGTCATTACCTGTGTCTCCATAACATCTTTTTCCAGATAAACCGATTGTCATTGATTTAGCTGTTAAAAGTCTATTTGTCCAACCCTCTGTATTCATTGGAGTCCATTCTTCGATGTTACCATCTACAGAAATGTCAAGACTTTCACATTCTTTTACATAGCTTTCAGTACCCCAAGCACCATTAGTATAAGGGGTAAATGTAAAATTAAGCTGATTAACAGGCATTACACCACTATCATAAGCTGCCATTTATTTCATCTCCTTTTATAAATTTAGACCTTCTAAAATATCTATTTCTATCACATATTCGTGAATATCATAACTATCTGTTCCCATATATATTGGGGCTGATTGTCTTGGTGTAAAAATTAAATTATTGTAGCAAGAGCAATCAAATAAATTAAAAATATTATTTGCTGTCGTTTGTGTATCGGTAAATGATTTATTACCGTGTACAAGTATTTTTGCACGTTGGTTGTTATATCTTTTTAATTTACCTACACATTGTCTATAAGAAGTCTCTTGCGGATATACTACTATTTTATCGGTATTTATAGCGTTATTTGAAGAATTGTTATATAATTTACCTATCTGAACAGTAAATCTATTTTCTTCCAAATAATCAGCTATCGTATCTATATAACTCATTTTAAACCTGCCTCCTTCTTATAGACTTTTTTAAATGTATCAATAGCAAAATCTTTTTTGTTTCCGTCTATCCAATCATCAAACCAATTACCTTTTGCATTTGGGTTATGGTCTTGACTGAAATTAAATTCAGGGTGATAATATAATTTTCTTGCTTGCGGTGCATCTGTAACAATAGCAACTTTACCACTATTTTTTTCTTTATCATCAACAAATGTTTTATCGTTTTGCATATCACCAGAACTAAAAGGCATTACTTGACTATCCCTCACATCAGTTAAAACCAATTCAGCAGTTTTTACAAGTGCTGTATTAGCAGCATTTGTTAATTTTTTTATTTTGGATTGATTTATATTTACTTTAACTTTTGCCATATTAAATCAACTCCATTTTATAGTGATGTATTGTGCCATCTGGATTCGTAATACCTTTGATTGAATAAATCTTATAAATATTGCCATTTATTGTTATGTCACAATCTATAGGATTTCCAATATTGTTTGAACCGTCAATTAAAACACAACCGACAACAACAATCAAATTATGTTCAGCATCAAGAAAGCGTTTTGTTTGTTGATGAAACTTGCATTTATATGATATATCTGTTATTGTGTATTCACCATATCTATTTAGTTCGCCTTTATAAGATATAGTTGCTGTTTGATTGTAAAACATTGACGGTATAGGTGGAACTTTATTTGGTATAGCCATTTAAACCACCTCACAATGCACGGCACATTAAGCCTGTCTGCTTTAACAATTCATAAGCAACACTTGATGTGTTATATGGTTTATTGTTAGCGGAAGATTTTTCGGAAGAGGTATTTAAACTCACCGAAAAATCTTCCACACTTATACTTGATATATCATCTGTTGATACAGAATTATCAATGCCATTTGTTACAAAATAGTTGTATTGTGCTTCTGCCGCAAGCGTTATTCTTTCTTGTTGAAAAGGTGTTAAGTTTTCAAAACCTTTATCAACAATGCGATTAAAAGTTAAATCATCTATTTTTGCTGTGACTGCAATATTTATTTCGGGATTATCTCCCTCATAATACAAGTACATAATCCCTTCACCTCTTTAATTAAAAAGTTTTTAGGGCGTCGGAGCGGTGTCAAGACCTACTTCAATACCGTCATACTTGTTAGCAAGCAGGAAGATGTCACCATACTTTCTAATCTGATAAATATAACAATCTGCTGTTCTTGAATCACTACCAGGAGTAAACAGTTTCATATAGCTATATTTGTCTCTTGCTATTACAGCCGAAGGATGAATAAGAATTAAACCAATTTTACCAGCCTTTGTAGCAGGTGCAAAACCGTCTGTAAAATCGTATGCTGTGAACATTCTTGCGGAAGGAACAACAACAATTTCAACATCGCCAAGTCTATCAATAGCAGTTTCAGTTACTTTGTCTTTAGCTGTAAGCTGTCTTGTAAGACATCTATTGATAAGTTTCTTATATTCAGCTGTACAATAAAGGATTCTACCCTCAGCAGGTACGCCTTTATCGTCCATTTTTGCCATTTGGTCATCAAACCAAGCAAGAACATCAGAAGCTGTCTTTGTAACAACAGAAGCTGATTTATTACCTTTTAATGGGTCAACAATATCTGTATAAATTTTGCTAAATCTATAAGCATCTGTTTCAGGAATATTTTGTGTTTCCTCAAATACTGTCTGAATGTTCGCAATGCTTGTTACAAGGTCAGTCTCTACTACATCCATCTGGTCGATTATGAATTCAGCATCTCTATCAAAACCAAGTGTGAATGTTTGGTAAGCATCATTTACTGTGCCTGTATTAAAAGAATTACCCCTTGTGTGAGGTTTAAAGCCACCTACTGTAAGAGTGGGAACTTTAATTGTCTTTTCATTAAGAAAAGTAATACCAGGATTGCTCAATGTAAGAGCATAAGACTTCATTTCTGTTGCATACTTCTTATCAAGTATGTTTTTAAAGGTTGTAACGTATTCGATAACGCCGATACTATTTGCCATAATAACTCATCTCCTTAATTTATTTGTTTGTGGCAATTAAAAAGCACTCAAAAGAGTGCTAATTTTAATTAGTTTGCATTTTCTGTGTATTCAAAAGTATAACCACATCTTGGATTTTTACTTGTACCATTTAAAATATTATATACGGTTTGACGGCTTAAATTTAGATTTTCTATTGCTTCTGTAACAGAATTATAAATTTGTTTTTCGCCTGTTTGTAAATTAGTTACCATTACAGGTTTTTTTCTTACTTCTGCACTTTGTTTCCAAGCCTTTTTTGTGTCTATGTGTCCTAATTTATAAGAATGATTTACATTTTGTTTTTGTGTAACCCATTCTAAATTATCAACACAATTATTTGAAGTGTCGCAATCTATATGGTTGATAACATGTAAATTGTTAGGATTATCTATAAAAGTCTCCGCAACTAAACGATGAACCATATAGTCTTTAACTATACCATTTTTACTTAAAGATACTTTATAATATGGTGTTTCTTTTCTTGTTTTTGACTGAATAAGCACTTTTTCTTTAATTGGATAAATGCCTCCGCCTTTACCTATACAAGTCCTTTCAAGTGATTTTACCCTACCTAAATTGCTCACTGCATACAAACCTTCATAATTTTTAATTGGTTTCCAAATTTCCGTTATAGTTTCTTTACACATAAAAACAACTCCTTTTTGTTTTTTATAAAAGAAGTTGCTTTCGTTTTTAGATTTTGTTTTAAAATCCTAATATTAAGATTTTACATTTTCACACCGAAAATTGAAGCTAAATCTTCGGTCTTTTTGTTTATTGTTTCGTTTGCTGTTTCTTTTTGTTCAAGACCAAACTTTAAACCTGTTTGTTCTTGAAATAAATCTGAATATTGTTCCTTGATTGAATTAAACTGTTCCTCAAGACCTGTTATTGAGTTATCATCACCAACAACAATCTTGTCTTTGTTTACTTGTAACTTTAAAAGGTTCCTATACTTTTCAGGAACAGAAGCAAATTTATTGTCGATTGCTTGTTCCATTATCATACTTTTTATTTTTGCTGCATTATCAGCTTTAATTTGTTTGATTGATTCCTTGTATGTGTTAATTTGTTTCTGCAAATCTTCCACATTCATATCCTCAAAACCTTTTATTGTATTGTTAGCTGTTTCAAGTTCATTTTTAGTATTTTCAAGCTGTTGTTTATTGTTTGTATAGTCGGCTTTTGCTTGTTCAATATCTTTGCCGTTTTGTTCCATTATTTTGTCAATAACTTCTTTTTCAAGTCCGAGTTCAGTTAAAAATTCTCTTTTCATATCTATCACTCCTTTACGCTATTTTACGAGGTTGCTTCTCTTAATTCGTTGATACGTCAACAGTTTTACGACTTGCTTAGGTCAATGTTAAAAATAGTCCATTAGTTGTTTTTTATATCGCTTATCGGCTGTGAGTCTGATACAAGAAACAACGAACTGCTTACATTTAGATGTTGGTATTAAATGATGTTCCACAATGTATTTTATTTTCTTTGCTACCCTCAAAGAGTAAACGTGAGTGTGAAGAATAAAATTATGTGGATTAAAAACAATATATTCTTCTTTGTCTTTATGTACTTTTTTTATTTTTAACATCAAACCAACACCATTTTATAGTATTTTCTCATATAAAAAATAAAAAAATTTGTTGATTTATTATTTTTTACCGTATCGACAAGCCAAAAATCCAAAAACAAGAGATATTTCAATGATTATTGGTTGAAAGACTGCCAACCAAGATAATTCACAATCTAATATTTTTGCTGTAAGCAAACCAATAAAAATTATATGGAAAAAGTTTGTTGCAATAATTTGTTTCATTAAATCAGCTCCAATTCCAATTTGTCTATTTTAATTTCAAGTGTTATAGTGTCTGCCCGATTGCCATAAATATCTATATCCATTGATATATCTGTCACATCTGGAATAGGTATATCATTTATTATTACTTCTCTCTTCGGGTGTTTGGTTATCTGGATATTCGCCATTATTCCACCTCTGTTCAATTTCACTATCAGTTAATGTGTATTGTTGAATAATTAACTCAAATAAACTCATCTTATCCCCTTAAAGCATACATAAGTTT